CTACCACTGCTACACCCCGCGATAGTACCCCAAAGGTACTACCACAACCAAAGATAACGAAATATCTTCAATCGTTATACACGACAATTGGCTTATTGTCGTGAACTAAGCCATTTATCCCGTCTTTCTCTACACGCCTCTAAGGTAGGTGCGCAACAAGCAAAGAGTTCACCACTTTCAGTACGGTAGTCGTACTGGTACATTCTCACTCTTTTACCTCTCAATTTGGTAGTGTAAGTGCAATAGTTCTCTTTACCGGGCTGGCATACGCTGCAACCCCTTTCGTCGTTAATTGAGTTCATAATCATTTATCAATACTTACTTAGTAATTTGTAAAACATTCGCCTTTTCTCTATGTATTTAAGACAGTTTCGTCTAAGACCTCGCTTTGATTTTGATACAGTCATTTGGCAACCTGCAACGCCAACGTAGATGCAATTTAAATGATGCCTTTTAGCTTGTTTGAAAGCCCACCAAATCGCTTCACGGCAATATCTATAGCTATCATTTTGAACACCCTCGTATCCTCTACTCAAAATGAAGTGGCCTATTTCATTTGCTTCTTCTTCTGAATAGCATATTGTGAAGATATTATTCATCCATTATTCTTTTGCTTTACTTGTTCAACCAAAAACTTTTTAAAATCATTCTTGTACTGGCTGTGAATGATTTTATACTGATGGGATAGATTAGGCAATTGTTTGTAACCTTTGCTATACAAGAATTTGGCTACTAATTCAACCTTTTCATGGTTACTGAAACCTCTGTCTTTGCACATGTTTGAGATACACACATTCGCCTTGCTGGTAGGCTTCTTTTCAACTGGTGGCATGTATTCGCGTCTGCCATAAGCAAGCGTTCTTGGATAGCCAACCGCTTCACCTAAATATTCACCTGTGATGCAATCAAATTCACCACTAATTAAACTATCTGCTATTTCGCCCATAATAATCTATATTTAATGTTTCACATTCAATCTTTCTTCACTCGTATAAGCCACTACAAGCCCAGTTTCATCATGCTGTATGGTGATGTACTTTTCACCCCTCTCTATAGTAGAGAAGTCATAAGGGGTTACCATCTTACCCAATACCTTGCCCAGTTGCTTCATCAGTGGGGCTTCGGGGCTGATAACTAAAACTAGATCTGCTTTCATAATCGTGTATATTGTGGTAGCCCGAAGGCTACCAGATTAGAACTCAACCAATATCAATCTTTCCAAAGGACCTGATTCTTTCACCCACATGTGATTATGTCCGAAACCATAATCGAAAAACAGTTTAAAATAAGGGTATCTTACTATTAAAGAGTTCATACAGCCTCTTAACTCGTCTTCTGACATACAAGAAGTGATTTCATTGATTATTTGAACGAAAAGGTGTAAAACTTCTGGTTCATTATTCAATAACGGTTTTTCTATAATTGCTTTTAAAAATATATTTTCTTTCATATTCTTCTATATTGCGCAGGGCTTTCGCCTTGCTGATTAAACTTATGCTAATTCTATCGCTCCTGCAGGCACACAAATCATAGTCCATGTTTTGCCCTCTTTTAGGTAATCCACAGAGTATTCAACTTCAAAAGTGCAAACATTCATATCAACACCTGAAATAGTACCTTCTACCTTACCATTTTTAGTAGTTACGACTACTGAGTGACCTTTCTTAAATTCTGTTGCTTTCATATCTTATATGTTTTAATTGTTATTACTTCGTTTCTGATGGCGCAAAGATAGTATATTACGTAACAAATAATACTATTTATATAGTTAATAAATTATAAAAGTATTATTCTATGTAACATATAATAATTATATAAGTATATTTGCATCATGGAAAAGGAAGATAAAAGAAGAGTTATACACGTAGAAATGAAAGCAACTGGTAAGCATAGGTACTTTGCTTCACCTGCTGCCATCTATGATGTATTTTCAAGTCAAGAACTTGGAATTGCCCGGCAGTCACTTCTGAACTACTGGCAAAAGACGGAAGAACCTTATGAGAATGCTATTTGCGTAATCAGAAAAGGAGAGTTAGAACGAAAAACTAAAAATAAGAAAGGAGATATAAATGAGACAAATTACATTAATCCAGGGTGAAAAAGGTTCGGGTAAATCTAAATTTATTCACGAAAAACTCAAAGAAATAGAATCGGAAGTCGAAGTTATAGAAACTGTTAATAAGGGGGATTGGAATACCGAAATCTACATTGTCAGAAATAAAAATTCCAACGACATTATTATCCTAAATTCCGGCTCAGATATGAAGTGTATTATTAGCGCATTTGGAGCTGTTTTAAGTAAATACCCAACAGTTGCATCTATATTCACAGCTATTAGACCTTACAATAATAACCCCAAGTTGCATACTTGGATGAAATCAGAACTTCATATAACTGAGCAAGATAAAGTCACTACTATTGATTTAGATAAGCCGGAGCGCTAAGCCCCGGCTCGTTAATTGATTAGCCCTTTGATCTTTAACCGATTTACGATTTCGATGTAAAGATACTCTATATCCCCACTAAAATCCCCATAATTCTGATAGAGAAACACGACATCAGCGCAGTTGTCGGAAATTGTACTCTTGGACTGAACCCCAAGTACCCTTGACATCTCTTCGCGTAACCCAGCTGTCATTTTCCCACCGGCAAGCGAACTTGGAGAAAACAGGTACAGGATAATGAAAATGAACTTTTTCCGCTGGGTAACACTGTCAATATTCGGTGAACATCCTCTCTCATTCAGTAGCTCAACAAATATTTTATAGATTTCATGGATAAGACACTTGTCTTTCAGAACCGGGGCAGTCAAAGCATTCTCTTCCTCTGAAAGTTCTGATTTCTCAATTCTAATCTTTTTAAGGCGAATTATTTTGTTAAAATCCAGTTCCATAACACGATTATTTTAAAAGTAAATAGTATATTTGCATCATAATCGTGTAAGGAAGAGCTGATTCATGGTCGTGCGTGGGTTGGCTCTTTTTCATTCTTCCCCATTCGTGCTGACGAATGGTTTCTTTTCCAAATCATAGCAGGTGATATATACCCGTTTCCCATTAACATCACATAGAGCAAGGGCATATCCTTTCTCCAGTATTTTAACCGGCTGATTGTCGCAATAGACAGTACTTCCAACCGGAACTCTTATAAAATGACGTACTATCATTTGATTATCTTTAGCTTGTTGTACCAGTGTGAAGCGAAAGGGAACCACCCGATTAGGAATGACTCCCCGAAAATAGTTACTTTATATAGTTTGCTCATAATCATATAAGTTTTAAACATTCTTTAATCCCTGCTTCAAGTGCTTCCTCGTAGGTATCCCATCCCCCTCCGTCGTTTGTTCCTTTATAAGTAGAACTGGCTATATGAGTCCCATTGTCAGCTTTAGATATTTCGTATCCATAGCCACAAGCACAGTTATATACACATATATGAATGTTTTTGGTTTCACGAAGCCACTTCTGGGCGATGGATTGTATTGGACAAGAATAGAATAATTTAGGTAAATCCTTACTAGTTCTAAATATGGTTTCCATCATCAAGCCTTTATCGTTAATGATATATTTGCAATACTCATTAAAGCCTTTCTCTTTCAGCAGCTTCGCAGTCTCTAGTGTTACAAGTTCTTCGGTCATAGTTATTCCTCCTTTATTTTAAAGTGTTCAATCAGTTCGTCTACGGTAGCCTTGTGATAACGTCCTGAAATAATAGTTGCATGATTCCAATTTTCATCCCAAAAGAACATAATGCCTTTGGGTTCTGTGAAATAATGATCGTTACCAATAGAATCGTCATAAGAAACGCTAAGAATGGAATCTGTTATAAACCACTGCATATAATTACTATCATCCCTTAATGCAGCGATAGACAGGAAAAGCTCTTCATTCGTTCCGCAATCAATAAATTTCCCACATAAAGCACTATGTTTGTCAAAAGGAACGTCAAAAGAATCCGCAATCACATAAACAGGAGTATCAAATCCTTTCATTGGATATTGATAAGCCCATATTATACTACAATTATTTGTCCATTCAGGAGAGTCATTAAGATATCCAACCTCTTCTAGCTTTTTTCTAAGTGTTTCGGTATTCTTTCTTATGAAACACGGTGTTGTAAACCCCATAGTTATTCCTCCTTATCTATCTTAATATCTGTTACTTTGCCACGGTTAACAAAACCATCACAGTTCATCAAGGTACAAAGACAGATGTCATATTCTTCCTTCTCCGACTTACTGCAAATGCGCAACAGTGAGCATTGGTTGCATGGGACATTTTCACTCGTCATCTCATGCAACACTCCGTCTATTATTATTCCGTTCTTTACTTCCATCTGTTTCTCTTTTAGAATCAATTCGTTCCCAATCAATCCAAAAACCCATCTATTATCTTGTTCCAATTCGTTCATATATAATTCTTTATGTATAAATTGTTTTTCCATAAATTTTAGCGGCAGCGTATTCAAGATTACATCCATTTGAATCAACCCAACCAGGTGCAAAATAAACAGCATCACATTCCAATAGCCCTTCTATATCCTTACCCATGTGATAGGAGTATGGTTTTTCGCTATCTGGGGATAAATCGAAAGGTGTCACAACCTCAAAGCCTTCCTCTTCCCACATTAGCTTGTAACTTTCTGCTTCCAAAGCAACAGTGTTAAGTGAGAAACCACTAATTGGCAGGCTGATATATAGTTTCTTTTTCTTCATTTCTAATTTGATTTGAGGATTATTCTTGTTTTTTCTTTTTCTGCAGCTCTGACCCCTTTCTTGAAACCCTCTACAAAGCTGTCAAAACAAGCTCTATGGATTTCTAAAGTGCATCTTTGCATAAGTGGGCAAATCGAACATTTTTGGCTAAGTCCGGCTGACTTCTTGGCAAGTTTCGTTACATTTTTCATTGGAAATTTTAATTAATTATTGCGATTTCTTTCCGCTGCGACTTCACTCATACACATCTTGCACCAGGAGGTGAGACATCGGTATTCCTTATCCCCATATCTGACAGTCCTGTTATAGAACCGGTGGAGCGGAAGGGAACGTCCGCAATGCGGACAAACCTTTCTTCCGGCTTCAGTGCCGGCAACCGTTTTGGCTTTACGACGTACAAGCGTACATCCAATGCATTCATCCAGTCTGCCTTTGTATTTCCGGCATTTGTGCAGGGAGATGCGCCCGCATGGAGCGAATTTTTCGCAGTCGAATCTGGGTTCTGTATGATAAATGTTCATACGGCACTGTCCATCAAATCAAACAATGTGGGCGCACTAACTTCCATCTCCGCCTCATACAGATATGAAAGACTGTCTTTCCAATAGTCGTAATTGAGTTCGGTTGACAGACCTTTCCTCCCCAGATTAATAGCGCAATATGGAACGGTGCCGATACCTCCGAAGGGGTCAAACACCAACTCACCCTTGTTTGAGTACCGTTCAATCAGTCTTTCAACGATATCGAGTTGTAAAGGGCAGATGTGGTTCTGTCGTTTCTTCTGCGACTGCTTGGTATTGAGCGTGCGCATACGGGTGACATCATCCCATATCCAATCTTTCTTGCTTACTGGGTCAACGGCCATAAACGTTTTAGGCAGCTTTCCGTATGTTTCCAATTCCTCAGCGAATGATATATGTTCCTCGTAGTTATATATATGCTCGCGTTCATAATTCCTGAACAAATGGCGTATTTTATCAATACCGGCACCTTTCATATCCTCGTAACTCAACAGAGAGTTACCGGAAGATTTCCAGCTTGCATGAGCATCTATCTGCCAACGGGCAAGCGAGTATTCACTCTTATTCTTTGTCACCGGCAAATCAGCATAGGCCCGTGAGGTATCAGAAGGCAGCTTGCGGAAAAGAAGAACATATTCCGGGCAACCGATACCCATCTTTGAACCGTCCTTACACATTTCAGTATAGCCAAGTCGATAAGTCTGGTTGTTCTCCCTTACTACATCCGTATCCACTGTAATACGCCCCATGTAGCGGAACCCGTGCTTCAGATAATGGAATACTGTCATTTCGCTGAACGGATCGATAGTGGGCATACCATCACCAGTAGCGTTACCGAATAGTACACGGTCCTTTACATGGATGCAAGCCAACCGGCCGGGCTTTAATATGCGCATAAGTTCAGGCGTAAGGTAGTCCATCTGCTCAAAGAACTTGCCGTTGTCCTCATTATGTCCGAAATCATTATAGGTAGGCGTATATTCGTAGTGGTTGGAGAACGGGATACTGGTTACAATCAGGTCCACCGAATTACTTTCCATAGTCTGACATTCAAGAACATTGTCGTTATTTATGGCCCTCCAAAGTTTACCGGACTTCTCTTCCCGACTGGCGAACATCCAGCGCATCATCTTTTCCTCTGCCTGCAAACCAAACAAACCGTTCTCGCGGACTATATCGGTCATATTGGCTACCATCTGGCGGTGTTGCGCCCACTTCTGCATGAATGATTTGAATATTTCACCTTCGCTTTCGGCATACACCAAGTAAAGGTCTACGGGATGCTGCTGCATGAAACGGTAGATACGGGCTATCGCCTGGAACTTGTCGTTAAAACGGTAGTCGATGAACATGATTGCCTTATGACAGTGGTACTGGAAGTTCAAACCTTCACCAAGCATCTCCGGTTTGGCAGCCAGATATTTCAGACGGCCGTCCTTAAAGTCCGCTATCACTTCGTCGGCTTCCTCATCATCCTGCGAGCCATACACAGCCTTACATCCGGGTATGGCATCACACAAAGCCTTCCGTTCATTCTCCAGGTCATGCCATAAAAGGAAATGGTCATCTTTGTTTTCAGGACGGTTAATGATTTCCACCACACGGACAATCTTTTCCTGCATGTTGTCCCGACGTTCTTTCGCTGCGTCGGCAAGTCCGAGAGCAGCCTCACGGAACATTTTCACTTGTCCGTCACGGTCGGCTCCGGCAGTGGAATTATCCACACTCACAACTTCTTCATGTACCCGTAACTCTGGTAACTCATATCCTGTATCGGGATAACCTAAATCGGACGGTTTGGTGAGGAATAACGCCCATGTACTTACCCATAACCAGAATTCCTTCTCCTTGTGGGGGTAAAGGGTAAGATTGTTCGCTTTCGTGCTGTCACGCTGGAAGAACCTTGTAAGTGCCTGCCCGGTATCCATCACTCCAAGGTAGCCGGCATAGTGTATCAGCTCCTTGTATCTGTTGGGTGACGGTGTGGCTGTTGCGACAAACCTGTACGGAACTTCTGCAAACAGAGGAAGAAACTCCTGATAGGTCTTGGTTCCGAATCCACGTAACACGCTCGCTTCATCCAATGAGGTAACGGTAAAGTAGGAAGGTTCTATTCTTACTCCGTCCTCGCCGTCACGGACGCGTTCATAGTTTGTCACCATGATATTGGTCGGACATTGCTTCACCTCCTGCATAGTACGCACATAGGTCACTTTCATGCCCAGATGTTGTTCAGCCTGTGTCAGAAACTCCACTACTACACGCTTGGGACAAACTATCAACCCTTTGCCTCCTGTGCGGTTCAGGATTACCCGCAGTATCTCCAACTGAGTTACAGTTTTCTGCATACCGAAGCTGGAGAATATCGCACGGCATCCACCGGATATTGCCCAACGAACTGTATCCTTGACATGGGGATATAACGACGGGGTTAATTCATCCGGATTGACTTCAAATCCGGTCTGATGGCTGATGGCCATCTTGTCTTTCAGAAATTCTATATATTCTTTCATCATATTGTTTCTTTTGATTTCTTCAATCTCAACTTTTTCAATACTTTACAAAGTGCTTCAGTATTTTTTCTCGCTTGTGTAACCTCCACCGCATTCCCGATAAATTTCTTTTGGTCAGCTTGTGTGCCTATTAAAACATAATCTTCAGGGAATCCCATAATCTTTTTGAGTTCCGGAATGCGAAGCATCCGCATTTTAATATCCACTATGCCATACAGTGCCATGAACTCCTTTATCTTCACGATCATAGGACTATCATTGTCGTAGATTTCAATCGCTAGCCGTCCACTTTCCGTTGCTACTAGATAGGGCGGCATCTTATCCATGCGGGCTATCAATGTGAAGCAAGGGCTATCAACAGAGCCGCCAGCACTGTTGAACTGTGGATTCATCAGATAGTGCCATTTCCTGTTTGCGGTAATGGTCTGGGAGGGTTCCTCTATACTACTACCTACATTTGAGAATGCAGTATTCATTATCCACGGATAGCATATTACTAAGTTTTGTTTCGGTGTTGTGGTAACAGCGGGGCATGGTGAGTTTATATCAGACACCTGACCACCTCCAGAATATTGATTCATAAAAAATGGAGATACAAGGGAAAGTCTGTCTTTCGTCAGAAGTGTAGGACAAGGCTGATTAATATCCTTTCCTGTATCCTTAAAGTTATAAGAACACATAAATCGGCTTTCAATTAAAGCCATCCTGCCCTTCGTTGTGACCGTAGGTGCAGGAAGTTCCACCGAATGATTATGCCCGTTCCCATAGTAAGCCGATACAAAAACGTGGTGGTCTTTACAAGTGATTGCTCCAGCCGGTTCTTCCACTGATACGTTCTTGCTGTCGGGGTGTCCGCTAAACTGCTTAGAGAGGAAACAAACTTGCGCTACTCCAAGTCTGCCTTGCGTGGCTACCACCGGACATGGTTCGTCAATCCCAAGAGCGTTATATTTCCCTGTACGGCTCATAGAATTATACTTTACGAGGAAGGCATCCTTTCCTCCGGCTACAAACTTGATAAGTCCGGCATAGATACGTTCAAGCGTTTTCTCTGCAAGAGGCTTTTCCCTGAAGATGGTAGTTCCTTCATCAGAGAAATCAAGCACATCCTTTACCGGCTTCCACTTCTCCAGCCGCGAGAACATATCTTGCCTACCACCTTTACAATGGGTCGGTTCTGGGAATACTATCGGCAAGTTCTTTTTAGCAAAGATGCCGAAGAAGCGTTTTCTTGTGGTGTAGGCACCGAAGTCGGCAGCATTTAAGATGCGGTGCTCAAAGTTGTAACCGTACTTCTTGACATTGCGCACCCACTTTTGATAAAGCCGGCCTTTGTCCATGCTGATAGGTTTCCCATTCTCATCCATATCTCCCCATGACATAAACTCTTCTACATTTTCAATTTGAATGTAGTCAGGGTCTATAACATCAATATAACGGAAGAGATGTTCTGCCAACGTTCGGCTGTCGGCATCTCTCGGCTGACCGCCTTTGGCTTTCGAGAAGTTAGTACACTCCAAAGAGGCATGAAGCATTATCATGGCATCAGGGTATAGCTGACGGATACGTTCTACAATAGTGCTTATCGGGGAAAGTTCCAGTGTACGGATATCCTCAATAAAGTGAAGTGCATCAGGGATATTGGCATCATGTGAAAGAATGGCATTCTTGTCATGATTCACACAACAAACAACTTTTGCACATTTATTTCCATCCAATCGTGCTGCTTCCACACCTTCGGATAAGCCACCAGCGCCACAAAAGAGATCAATAACAAATAGTTCTATATCGGACAGACCTTCAATGGATTTTAAGATGTCTTTCTGCGATTTCATAACTTCTCCTTTTTAAACAGGTGGCTGAACGCATTATCCAAATCCAAGTCTAGATTCAGTTTGGACGGGAAAGATTTAATGTATTCGTACATCTTATAAGCAAGGTTGTCATCATCACCGCATCTGTCAATCAGTGTGAGCAACATGGCGTTCACCATGTCAGAATCATTGCCGAAGTTTTCCTGAGTGGATTCGCTGCAATGATTCACATCACTTTTCAATCTCTTTATCGCGGCTATGGCTGTGTTGAAGTTTCTTTTTGAATCGTGCCGCAATTCAAAGCCTTCTTTCTTATATTGCTGCTGCATTTCTAGAAGGTTGGTTTCTAAAACGTCCGTGAGGACAAATACGATGTTGGTTATCGTATTCAGTTTGTCTGTTCCTTGCATAATCGTGTATTCTTATTTCTAATTCGAATGAATCCCCTTCGTTCTGTTTATTCTAACAGTGGAAAGTCTTCATTCTTGATTTCACATTCTGTTTCGTAGTTCACGGAAGTATAACTTGGGATATTGAACTTTTTCCGGATTCTTACGATAACATCCGGATTTCTTGTTACCTAGTAAACGGTTATTCTCATGGTGATATCAGCATTTTTCTAGCTTCCTCATCTCCTGCATCAGCACGGTGCTTGATTTCAATGTACTCAGCATAAGAGATTCTGTTATCTCCACGCTCCTCTATCTCTTTTTCACGTTGGTTTCTGTATCGTTCACGCTCTTTCCGTTCAATATCTTTCCGACGTTCAGAAACGTAGTCCAGCATCGCACTTGTTATTTTCAATGGATCTATTGAACCGTAGAACCGCCCATACTTCCCTGACTTAAACCGTGCTATGAAAAAACAGATTTCAGCGGCATTTATATAATAATACTCCGAAAGGAATATCTCCGATAGTTCAGAAAGTTGCTCTTTCGCTATCTTGGTTGAAACTTCTGCAAAGTCATTCAATGAGCCAAATTGTATCTTTAGCCATTCTATCGGTGTTTCATCCCCATAAGTAGAAGACAATAGCCCTAAACTCGGAATGCTGTCATTCAACGCCAGTTCTGAATGGGTTGCATTACATCTGACAAGTTTGAACTGCAAATCAGGGTTGTAATCAAGAATGAATTGTGCAGGATCGGGATATTTATTTAATAACGCCCTCTGCTTCAAGTTCCTTTCTCTTTTTTGCAGCAGCTTCTCTAACGGTTGTAGCGACTGCAAGAACTGAATCACGTTTTCGCTGCTCGCTATCCTGTTGATTTTTACTAAGTCTTGTCCCATTATAGTTTCCTTCCAATATTTTAGTAAAGTTTGCTTGTTTGAAAATCCAATCAAAGTCACATTTCCAATTGCGGTCATTAGCTCCAAGTAAGAACGGGGATTGAAGAATGAGATTGAAAACACTCCTCACTGACTCTTTCCCATATTGGGCTATCCGGGCTTTTACAGCCCTTTTTCTCACATCAGTCATTGATCTTATCTGCTGGAGTCTGTCTTTGAATGTGGTATTATAGTATTCCATCAATCCGCTGTAATCAATCTTTTCAGAGGGGGAGGGCGAAGAAAGCTTGGCTTTCTTTGATACTCCGTCAGGAGTATTTTCTTTCTTTTGATGTAGAGATATATCTATATACTCTCTTTCTTCTTTCTTTGTATTTGTGCCCTCTGTGTGCCCTGATTTTTGTAAAAGTTCGGATTGCGGTAGATTGTTGTTCATGGGCTGTGCCCCAAGTTGTGCCCTTAGTTGTGCCCATTCCTGTCTTAATTCATTGATTTCCTTTTCAATACCTGTGTCCTTACTTGTGCCCTTGGTTGTGCCCATTGGATTATATTCTTCATATTTACATAAGGTTATAAGGTTCATTCCTTGATTGCACTCAACAGTTATCATACCTTTCTTTCTAAGATGCACAAGAAAGGAACGCACCTTCTTTTCAGACCATTTCCAACGCTGTGACAGAAATCTTATGGATGCAGGATATTGACCTCTTGAATAAGAGATTTCTCGACCTCCGATACTCTCCTTTCGGGGCGTTGCCTCAAATCGTGCAGACTGAATTAAGTCTAACCACGCTTCGCAACTGCTAAAAGTACGGGCTTCATTCCACATTTCATTCGAGAAAAACCTGCGGCTTAGCCTCAAAAATCCTTCGTCCATAGTCTTAGAATCTCACGTTAGTTAATTGCCTTCCGTTAGAAAATACAGCCCACTTACCATTACCGCTATCAAACAATCGTAAATCCGACACCTCTCCGAAACGTTTGATGTTACCGCATAAATCCACAATCCATCCACATTCTTTAGAAGGATGCGGGCGGATGGCACGACCGACTATCTGATACCACATGGCAAGTGACATTGTAGGACGTGCCATAACGACCGTATCAAGTTCCGGATAGTCAAAGCCAGTCGTAAGTACACCCACATTAGCTACTACCGGAATTTCACCAGCTTTGAACGCCTCAAGAATATGTTCACGTTCTTTCTTAGGAGTATCACCTGAAACGATAGCGCAACCGGGTATTGACATCGTTAACCGTTCCGCTTCTTTCAAAAAACGGGTAAAGACCAAAATACCCTTCCGTTTTCCTCCGGCTTTGGGATTCATCAGCCTTTGGACGATATGAACGAGATAACCGTAGAAGTCTATCCGTTCATATTCTTTTTGAACTGACCTATCCGTATAGTCGGCACCAGTAGTATTTACTTTCAAGTTAAGTTCATTCCACCCTGAAGGATTCATTGAATAGTAATCCAACTTCGCCAAGTAGCCCATATCTAATAGGGTTGATACCTGTACATGATAAATGACCTCTGAAAAGACATGAGGTTTTGTCCGAGTGATAAATTTCAGCATGGAGCCGAAATCACGACTGGAGCTTAAACGGTATGGCGTTGCTGTCAGTCCAAGAACCTTACACTTCACTGCATCAAAAAAATCCTTGTACATTCCCTCTTTGGGGTTTACAAGATGACATTCATCCACAATGATGTTCTTGAAGTGGGTAAACAGTTCGGGATGATTCTTCACACTGCCGATGGTGGCAAATGTTATCCGGCTTATCTCCTTTGAGTTGAAAGAAGCTGAATAGATACTGCAATCAAGAATACCGTATGAACAGAGTTTCTTGAAATTCTGTTCGAGTATTTCCTTCGAGGGCTGGAACACCAAGGTATGACCGTCAAGCCTTGCGGCTATATCCGCTATGATAAGCGACTTTCCGCTGCCCGTAGGTAACACCATAATGGCATTTGTTTTCTTCGCCTTGTTATTGAAGAAAGAAACGGCAGCATCAGAGGCTTTCTGTTGATAATCTCGTAATACATAACTCATAAACCTTTCTCCTTTCGTAATTTCTTATTAAGGGCCTTGTAATACTTGATTAGCTGTTCATAATCAAAATCTGATTTCTTATAATTTTGAGGATTATCCTTCGAATCTTTTATTTTCCATTTTAATAAATCAAACTTCTGTTGTCCGATTTTAGCAATTAGATTCACCCGATACCCTTCCAAATGGTCGGCTTTGAACCTGTTGCAGTGTCGGCATTCGGCATGGCAGTTATTTTCATCGAAACGTGTCGCCAGATGTGTGCGACTGAAATAGTGTCCGCAGTCGGCTTGCCCGAACGGTTTTATCTGTCCACACGAGATACATCTAAAATATCCGTTCGGCATTGCATCACGAAGCCGGATAAAAAGGGAAAACTCCTTGTCGAGCTTAGCTTTCAAATCCGGCTTCTTCTTTATTGTTATCCCTGCTTTATCAAACAAGGGTAAAGGCTTGTCTTTCTTCTTGGCCTTTGTTCGTTTTATGTAGTATGGCATATCATTCGTCTTTTAGTTCAACTCCCAAGCATAATACTTTGTCAGACACACCTACATCATCAAATTCAAGTTCTGAATAACTTGTTTCGTATGGATAAGGATATATCTTACCGTACTTTTTATGCAACTCGATTATGTCTTCATCCGTCAATTTACGTCTAATACGCATTTCTATCTCGTAATCGTCAGAAAGATTTTCAATGACCTT